ATTATAAGGGCGAAGAGCTAATCTATTCATTGAGGTCAGTCTGTATGAACTTTCCTTTCAGAAAGATCGTCACGGTCGGAGGATGCCCGGACAACATATATCCTGATATTAAGCTCGACCATGTGCAGACAGGAACGACAAAGTGGGAAAGAGCGAAATCTTCTCTTATTGCAGCATTTTCCTGTGACGATCTGACAGAGGACGTCTGGCTCTTCAATGATGACTTTTTTGTCATGGACAAAGTCAAAGCTCATGAAGACAGAAATTATTTTAACGGAACGCTCGAAAGACGGATTATCGAGATGAGGAAAAAGTTTCCGAACGGTTCAAACTACATCGGCAGGCTGGAGCTCTTGAGAGGAAAGCTCTTGAAGATGAACAAAGACACTTTGAGCTTTGCTCTTCATCTGCCTATGCTTATAAACCGAGAAAAAGCAATCGAGCTGATAAATGACAACCCGAGCAGCTCTGCGATGTTCCGTTCTTTATATGGTAATTATTACGCGATTCCTTGCGAGTACATGAAAGACGTCAAGATCCTTGACCTTAATACCGTTCCTGATACTCCGTTCATATCTACGTCGGACGAGAGCTTCAGAAAGGGCAAGGTCGGCGAGTTTTTGAGACAGTATTTTAAAGAGCCTTGTCCTTATGAACAATCACCTTCAGACAGGCTCAGGAAAGAAATAAAAGAACATTATGACGAGGAAGGAGAGATTCGATATGATCTTTAATAACAAAGCTAGGGAGGTAAAAATATGACGGAAGTCTGGAAACCAGTCGCAGGGTTCGAGGGACTATATGAAGTTAGCAACCTCGGGAACATAAAAGCTCTGGCTCGATCCGTTTACTCCAAAAAGACAGGAAAACTTCACCAACGCAGGCCCGAGAAGATCCTCAAACAAAACAAAGGAACGCGGGGTTATGCGCTCGTTGTTTTATGCAAAGAGGGGAAGACCTTCCCGTCGCTCGTTCATCGCCTCGTGGCTTCGGCATTTATACCGAACCCAGAGAATAAGCTCGAAGTCGATCATGTCGACACCGACACGACAAACAACAACGCGAGCAACTTGCGCTGGGTAACAAGAAAAGAAAACAGCCTGAACCCGCTAACAAGAGCGCATAACTCAGAAGCGAAGCAAGGACACCCTTGCTACTTGAAAAGTCACACCGAAGAAACAAAGCAAAAACTGAGCTACGCCCGCAAAGGGAAACCTCTCAGTAAAAACCACAAAATCGCATTATCTAAATCAAAACAAGCATACTGGCAAAAGAGAAAGGAGAACCCTCATGATTTTTAACAACTCCAAAATTTATGATACGCTCAAATGGATCTCGACGGTCGTGCTTCCGGCACTGGCCACGCTCATCCTTGCCATCGGTCAGATCTGGAACGTCACAGCGTGGACGGTGCCGATCGGGGCGACCATTGCCGCCGTGGCGACCTTCCTCGGCGCGATCCTCGGCATCAGCTCCATCGCATACAACAAGGCAAAGGGGGCGAAGTAAATGAGAGGTAATTGCATTGACGTCTCCGAGCATAACGGAGAGATAGATTGGAACCGTGCAAAAGCTGACGGTGTCGAGTATGCTTTTATCCGTGCAGGCTTCGGTCAGGACATCGAGAGCCAGGACGACAAATATTTTCATATAAACATGGAGAACGCTCTCGAAGCCGGTGTAAAGGTCGGCGTGTATTTTTATGCTTATGCTTCAGACTATGACACGGCCGTCGGAGAAGCTGAACACTGCATCAGACTCATCGAGCCCTATCGTGACAAAATTGCTTTTCCTGTTTTTTATGATCTCGAAGAAGAAAAGAACACCGCACATATAAAGGACGTGGTCGACGGCTTCCGTAACAAAATGGAATATCACGGCTATAATGTCGGATGCTATACGACTACATCATGGTATGACGCGTTCTTTCGTGACATCGAGTGCGATTATATCTGGCTTGCATGGCTCGGAAGTGAAAAGCCGTGCTACTGTGATGTCTGGCAATACTCATGGACGGAAAACGTCGACGGAGTAGAACCATGCGACGCTGACATTCTCTATAATACCGATATGAAGTTGCTCTTTAATGAGCCCGAACCGACACCCGAACCGGAGCCGACACCTGAACCGCAGCCGCAGGATCATGTTATTGTTGAGCTTGATGTTCTCAGCAGGGGCAGCACAGGCGGTCAGGTCAACACGATCAAGGCCCTGCTCAACGAGTTTGGCTTTGCTGAAGATCTTCCGCTTGACGGTGACTTCGATTATGCCACTGAATCGGCTGTCAACAAGTACAAAGAGACTTATGGTCTCGAAGTAAACGGAATCGTTGACGCTGAGATGTGGAACTTAATACTCAAATAAGACTTCGGTCTTGTTTCCCTTTTCCGGGGCCGGCTCTTCGGGGCTGGCTCTTTAAAGAACAATATCCGCTTTGACCATAAAATTCCCCTGTGGAAAGAAAGAGCCCTCGGCATCTGCCGGGGGCTTTTTCTTTTGGTCGGAATAATAAGGGCTTTCCATTTAAGGCAATCTAATTTTATCACAAAGTGCATCCAAAGTGCATCCACGGCAAAAATAAAACCGCTAAACCTCCGACGGTTGAGCGGTTCTTGGTGGTGGAGCATACGGGACTTGAACTCGTATCTCAATCAGCACAGGTGCAGACTTTGTCCGTATTTCATGGACTTTTATATACTTAAGTATATCCTTGTCCGTCGCTTGTGGACTCAAGTGCATCCAAAAGTGCATCCTTTTGGAACGTCAGATCAATGATCGAAGCAGCGGTTCTGCTCTCATTAGATAGGATATGTCCGTAAGTCTGAAATGTTTGCATACTCGTTGAGTGACCGACGATGTCCTTAATCATCTGCTCGGGCATTACGTTCTTCATTAAAGATATGAATGTATGTCTTAAGCTGTAGACTGTAGATCCGCTCGGAAGGTCTCGTTCCTTCTTGAGCTTGTCCCACTGTTTTCTCATTCTGGTCTGATTTCCCATCGTTCCGTCACGAGAACAGAAGATCCAATCGGTATGGAGATTCATTTCTTTGTTCCTGGCAATCGTCTTCCGGAGGATCGAGCTCGCAAGCTCTCCCAGAGGGATCATGCGCCTTGCATTCTCGTTCTTTCCTTCGGTGATCTGTCCTCTGGCGTTAACGGCTCTTCTTATCGTAACGCGGTCACGCTCAAAATCTGACACCTTGAGACCAAGCAACTCTCCGGGGCGCATTCCTGTGAGAACACCGAGGCAAAATAAAGGGTGGTACCAGAGCGCTGAAGGCTCTAACAGCCTCCTGACATCTTCCTGCTGAAGTATTTCCTTTTCCTTCTTAGAGTGGCCTTTTGGAATATAAAGAGATCCTCGGAGTGGCTCGCACTGATAATCTTCATAAGCGAATTTTACGAGTGACATTATAAGAGCTCGGAGGTTCTTGAGTGTCTTTTCGGATAATGAATCTTTCTTAGGCCCTGACGCATTGTTAATAAGGCCTTGCCAATCCCTAAGTGTCATTTTACATATTTTCTTTTTCTCGCAAGCAGGAGCTATGTAGAGCCTTATATAACCCTCATATTGCTCGTATGCAGGAGAGTTCTCTCCACATCGAGCTTTTACGTCTTCAAGGAACTCTTCAGCGACACGGCCGACAGTCTTCTCTCCGGAAGCTTCACCGAAATACCACTTATCATATTTACTGATGACTTCCTTTCGACCTTTTGCACCGGGAGTCGATGAAGTGAACGTGAACCTTCGTCCGTCACGCTGCTCTTGAACTATCCATCTACGACCGTCCCAGCGAGGTGTATTCATTCCTTATTCTCCTGAGAATCTAATAGAGCCTGATAGTAAGCTTTGAGCTTCTCCTGGTTAATCTCAGTCAGCTTCTCGAACTCGATTAAAGGTCTCTCGACTTCCTGTAAGAATGTGATCCTACCATTAGCGAGCTCGTCAGCGCTGATATTAAGAGCCTGACATACTTTCAGGATCGTATTGATGTTCGTCTTGTTAACTCCACGGCTGAACAAAGAAGTCATAGTAGAATATGGAATCCCGAACTTCTGCGTGAACTTCAATACAGAGCCGTGTTTGTTAATAATCAGTTCTTTTAACTTATCTTCAATCATAATTAAGCCTTCCTTTAATTAAGAAAATATCACATATTTTCGAATTTTCAACAAACGTTGACGAATATACAACAATTACAAACAAATTACAATTACCGAAAATTAGATAAATTATATTGACAAATACCGAATATTCAGTAATATGAAATCAGTTACCGAAAATTCGGTAATAAATCTCGAGAAAGGAGTTCCCAGAATGTATTCAAACGTAAAAGCAGAGTTGGCACGAAAGAACGAAAGCCTCATTGATTTGTCTAAGCAGACAGGGATCAGGTATCAGTCACTCGTCGACAAGATCAACGGAAAATATCCGATCACGTTCGAAGAGGCTAAGAAAATCAAGTCTGCTCTTGGATTAGACATTCCGCTCGAAGAATTGTTCGAGCAGAAGACATGACCGCTTCCGGAGGTCTTTATCCGTCACTCGGACGCTTCTTCAAGAGTTTGACCGAGTTATCCCGTGCAGGATGTATGTCGGAACGAAGATGCAGAGACTGTCTCGACGGAATTAAGGACTTTACCAGAGCAGAGAAGAAAGCAATCGCATCGAACATCGCTTTGAAGCTGCTGAACTCTCCAAGTTATGACTATCAGGATCTGGATGATGCTAATTCAGCCTGGAGAGACTCGAGTAAGTTCGATGAGATCTACAAAAGGAAGGAAAGTTAATCATGAGAGATGAAATCACAATCACTAAGAGTGAGCTGGCAATCGCGATGCAGAAAGCAGCGACAGAAGTCACGAATAAGATGCAGAAGCAGACAAATAAGCCCGAAGTGGCTCTCGTCTCGAATCTGTTCGGAATCATGTTCACGGCTCAGGTCATCGCAGATCTGTTCAAGGATGAGTCAGAACCAATGACACCGGAAGAGATCATTGACTTATGAAGAACGCAAAATTCATCATCATCGCTCTGGTCTTTTGCATTACGGTCGCGGTTCCGCTTATTGTCTTGAA